TCTCTGATTCAACCGTAGATAGGAGAGTGCAAAAGATTTTACGGAAGATAATAGATCATCTCGGAGGGCCAACGCCATGGGCGTAAAGATAATCCTCGAGAGATACGAAGTTGTATTGGCTGTCAATACAGCAGTTGAAAGATATGTAAGCACGATGAAGAACCAACAGATGAGAGGGCTAGGTGATCTTGATCCATGGCAAAGAATTCTCTTGGATGTCGATGGTTGTGGTGCAGAGATAGCAGTTGCTAAGTATCTTGGAGTTTACTGGGGTGGTGCCTTCGGTCAAGGCGGTGTAGATATAGAACCCAACATAGATGTTAAATACACAAAACACGAGCAAGGTAGATTGCTTGTTAGACCTGAAGCTAAAGATGATATTAAGTTTGTTTTAGTTCGTGGTGGTATGCCGAACTATGAGTTAATCGGTTGGATCATGGGTGCAGATGCTAAGAATCCTGAGTGGTTAGATAAACCAGACTGGAAGCGACCAGAGATCTATTGTGTACCAGAAGATAAGTTGCGTAAGTTCAGAGGTTATTATGGCTAGTTATGATTACGAATGCCCGGGTGATGGTGAGATCATCACTATTGAAAGACCCATGTCTGAGCCAGAGGGTGACTATGCTTGCCCTACTTGTGGTGCAAAGTTAAGAAGAGTTTATTCTGCTAACCCTACGATCTTCAAAGCTCAAGGTTTTTACTCGACAGATAACTTTAGAAAGTGAAAAGCCCCTGGCCTACAGTCCAAGGGCTTTTCGTTTAGTTGGTGTCTAGTCCAACTAAACTCATCATATATGCCGCTGACGGCATTGACAAATCACCTGCCGTATTCGGCTTTCAGGAACTTGCCACAATAAGGCCATGGCTTGGCTCCACGATCTGCATAGATGTGAAGAGCTACATGGAACTGTTCTTTCAAGGTAGCCTTCTTTGGCGGAGTGCCGCTGTGGCCACCATGAGCAACCCAAGTTCTTGGGTATTCAATTTGGAATGCACCTTGAAACTGTTTGCGAGTGCCGCTGACAGCATCAAGGCGACCGGAACTTTCACACTTGGCAAGTTTTTGCCAAGCCAATGGAAGATCCTCGAGTGTCATTTCATACACAACAGGAACTTCTATCTTTTCGGTGATGATAACTTCCTTAACAGGGAATCCCTTCGGGGCTAGCATTAAGCCAGCCCCGAAAGCGATTACCCCAATCAGTAATCGAGCAATCATTTAACCTCACTTCCGAACATAATAGCCCCGAGCCAAATTAGAATCGGGATAATCACCAGCAGGGGGGAATCCTCTGCTAGTCCTAGCGGAACTGTAAAAAAGGTTAAGAAGAATAGGAAATAACCCACTACTCCACCTCAATCTCTTCGATAGTCCAGCCGTCAGTCGGATTCACAAAGCCTTCGTAAAGGCTCAATGGATCTAACCAGTAGAACACTTCGTCATCATTAGACAAAGCTTCGGTGTCACCTTCGAATCCCAAAGGCAGGATACCGAGTCTTCGAACCTCAGTTACTTCCTGCCCAGCGAATCGAATCTTACAGTTGAAGAATCTAGGAGAACTTTTCACAGCCTTCTCCAACGAATCTTCGTGCTTCTCAAGGTCATTGAGAGTTCTTCTTACGAAGGTAATCTTTTCAGCCAGTTCATCTTCCAAAGAGAAGTGAATCGGCTCTCTTGAATAACCCACTTGGTCATAGTCAATCAAAGACCAATCAGGGGCATAAGTCTTACCATCAAGGCGATTACCTTCTTGGTCTGTATCCCACTCCCACTCTCTGGTCTTCGTGTCATAGGTCAGAATAAAAGAGTGCTTCGACATCAGACTCTCCCTTCTGCCAACAGACCCTCTAAGAAGTCATACAACTTCCAAAGAATCTCTTTATCTTCATCAGCAAACTTCGTGTCTTTAATGTGATGATGAATCGAATAGTTCAGAACTGTCGTCATCTTCTCAATGTCTTCAACGCTGTATCCCAACATCAGACAGCCACCTCACAATCGTATTCGGCTTCAGATTTATCAGGGCAATCGAACACGAAGCACTCAAGGGCTTCATGCCTATCGCAGTCACGCCAGCAGTTCTCGTGATTCTCTCCATGCTTGTAACTCATGACACCACCACTTCTTCTAAGTCGAACATGGTCGTGTCTGTTGAGTAGCACTTCTCATAGAAGTTAGGCAGTTCTTCATCAGAGATGTCGCCTTCTTCAACTTGGCGGTATAACTCTTGTGCTTCTTCGAGTGAAGCGGCATCAAAGCCAATCTTTGAGTGCCACTCTTTATGAACTCCGAATACGAATCTAGGCATTACTCCACCACCTTTTCTTCGGTCACAGGGAATCCATTTATTTCAACGATAACTAAGTCATCACTTATGGATTCTTTAATCGGTTTGCAATCTATCAAGCAAGCATCAACGAACCAGTCGCTATCATTTTCAATCCACTTTTTTGCTTCTTCAATGGTATTGAACTCTTGCTCTGTATAAGTCGAGTGTTGATTCATCAACTCGTTCTTTTCATTTCTGACTTCGAACTTCACATGAATAGGCATTACTCCACCTCATGTTTCTTGACTGTTCCAGTTTCATCTTCTTCGAGTCCAGTAATGATTAGGATCTGTCCATTCTCATCTCTTTCGAAAGTTGCCGTAGGCACAATCTGTAAGACCTTCGTAACCAGCCAGTCGAAGCTCTTTTCGTTTTCCTTTTCTTTCTCTTCGCAGATGTCGAAAAGAGTCTTATCTGTTGATTCTTCTAACTCACTAGCCCAGTCGGGTTCGACAATCTTCTTACCCTCTGAGTCATACCAATCCGCAGCCATTCCATACTCTCCAATGAATCCATTCCAATAGAAGGTTTCATTTTCATACTTCAAGGTCATGCGGTATTTCGTTTCAATAGAAAAGTTATCTGCTTCGATAACTTCTATCTTGCTTTCGGTTATGTTCATTTATCTTTCTTTCTGTAGGTTTGCCGGTATTCAAGATGAACACCCCACAGGGCAGGGAGAGAACCCCCTGCCCCATAGGTCGCTAATCTTTCAGTTTCGTCAGGTCGAGAACCCGAGTCGCTGTCTTCGCTTCGTCATAGTTATCTCGGTCTGTTATCCACCACTCCAAGCCCTCAAGCCTTCTCGCTAGGTCATGGTTTGGCATGGGGTCGCTTGAGTAGATAACTACCCAAGTCTTATGAACTGTCATTGAATCACCCCCTCTCCACACTTTTCGCATGAGCAGTTAGCCCGACAGGTCGGGCAGTCGGTTTCGCAGTCGCCTAAGTGAATAGTCGTCACGCTGTCACCAGCCTTCGCAGTCATGTCCGTAAGCCCACTCTTCGGCTTCGGTTTCATTGAGTAAATCAAAGACCCGAGAACACTCGGGGCACTTCGCCTTCGTTCTAATCTTCATCTGTATAACCCTTCTCAATAGTGTTGAGAATCTTTTCTACCTTTTCAGAAGTTTCATAATCGCCATCAAAGTCATAGTTATTTATGGCGATACGAAGAGAGCCGATAAGAAGTTTCGCTGATTCCTTATCAACTAATAAGTAGAAGCCTTCAAGGGCTTCGGTTTCGCTGTTATCGCTGTTGTCGCTGTTCTCCTTTTGGCACTCACAGCCACAGCATGAGCAATCGCAATCGTGATGATTCGACTCTCCGCAAGTCGAGCAATACCAGTTCGAGCATTTACACTCTTCACACATTAAGGGCATTACTTCCCCCCTTCTTCGGGAAAGTGGCACTCAATCATTGAGCCCCAGCAATACCCATCACCTACCCACCAGAGATTCCCCACCACATAGAGAAGCCCTAGAAGTAGAGAACCCCAAAAGAGAACCCGAACCGCAAAGCGAATCTGAAAGTATCGTTTGGATCTCATAGCCCGAACTCTCTCTCTACTTCTAGAAGTTCGGAGATAAAGGCTTCAACTTCTTTCGGTCTTTCGCTGTAAGCCTTCAAAGCTTCGCCCATGTAGCCAAGTTCTACGAACCCAAGACCTTCGGAAGGGGTAGCCCACTTCCCAAGATTCCCAAGCCCTTCTTCTTCGGTGTAGCCGATAAGGTCTAAGAACTTTCGAAAAGGTTCAAAGCCTTCGTGATTACTAGCCCATGAATAAAGCGATTCAATCGCTTCGCATGAGTCGGGGCGGTTCTCACTAGCCCAAGCGAGAGAACCTTCGCTCTTTTCTGCCATGTCTTTTCTCTTTTCTGTAGGTTGAGAAGTGATTAAATCTTAATCACTTAGCAAGGGGCAGAGCCGAAGCCCTGCCCCCCACTAGGCAACTAAGCGAGAACCGCTTCGATTCCAGCCCTTGAGTAAGCCTTCACTAGGGCATTGAGTCGGGTCTTACTTAATGGGGCATAAACCAGCACTTCCCCACTTTCAGAATCTAGAAGTGTGATGAACTCTTTCGCCTTCATTACTCTTCACCCCCGACACGAAGAGCAGATTCAGATTGAATCTGCTCAATGACTTTCGGGTGAAGTTCTGACCGCATAGAAGCGAAAGCAGTTGAAGGCCAGCCAGCAGAAAAGACCCGACTCAAAAGAATCGAAAGAGAGTGAGAAGGGTTTAACTCAAAAGCCTTCTGAAGTGAATCTTTCGCCTTCTGAAGTTCTTCGGCTTCGTAGAAGTAAGCAGACTTAATCGCTTCAATGTCTGCCGATTCGCCATAGATAGCGAAGAGATTAAGAAAAGCGAAGCGGTCTGAGTGAGTGGCGATACTTTCGCCAATAGCCCCCAAAGCGTAATCACGAATAGTTAATGAGTTCGTGATTCCAGCGAAGGCGGTCTGAAGTTCTGACTCACTCAATGGAAGAGAATCAGAGAAGGAAGAGAGAACCGAATCAAAAGCGATTCGGGCTTCTCCATGAGTGGGAAGGGTTGAAGTTCTAGACATGATTGACTCTTTTCTGTAGGTAATGCGTAGGGGAGAGATTCCCCCACCCCCCAAGTCTGACAGAAAAGGGGGGCAGATTCAATCACCGCCAAAGCTCTTTTCTAGATCCATAGAAAAGAAAAGACCCCTTGAAAAGTGGCGTAATTCAATGACTTTCGGGGCTTCGATTCTCCAGCGATTCCGGCAAAGATTCCAGAGCCGAAAGAATCGGGAAGGTCTGAAGGTCTGCCAAAGACCCCAAGCCCTGCCCCTTCTCTGACCCTTCCAAGCCCTGCCCCTGCCCCCTGCCCCCTGCCATGTCTGACCCTTGACCCCCCTTGAAAGTGCCTTGATTACTAGGCGATTACTTAAAAGCAGAACTTAAGAAGCCCCCTAGTTCTAGCCGTATGCCATGCCCTGCCAGCCCCTAGAAAATCGGTATAAATGGTTAGCCGATAACATATATTATGTAAAGTAGGGGGTCTGACACGCAGGGGATAAATTGACCCGAGTGCTTTAAGTGGCGGTGGGGCCCATGTATATGTACCCAGAAAAATATTTTTGATAGGATCGGAGCTAACAAAAGTGCTGGTCAGACAGCATATTTGGCTACATTGGGCTACCTGTGATACAAATCACACCCTTTAGGGTGGGATAAACAGCCTTTATCCCGGCTTATACATAGTAGGGAGGATAATTACCGACTAGGTAATTAGACGACCTACCCGGCCCTAGGGGGCCGGAAGGAGTTTCCAACGACTGGAGGCCCCCAAACAAACTCCTAGTGAGTTTGGACTAGTCTGCCATTTTGACTATCCACAGGTTTATCCACAGACCGTGGATCCAATGAAAGAAACTCTAGGAATCCAATGACAAAACGCCAAGAAGAGGCGGCCAAAACTAAAGCGAAAGTACTTGGCTACCTAACGCAGGGTTATACGGTCGAAGAAGCTATGAGGGCTGTAGGTAAGTCCGTAAAGCTTTGGGAGTATTACCGATCCAGCGACAAAGAATTCAAAGAGAACGCTGACAAGATTAGGGCTGCCCGAGTATCTAAGGGTCGTATCCAATCTGAGGAATCTCTGGCGTTACCATTTCGTGATTTCCGCAAAGAATATTTAGAGGCTGAGACCTTTCCACACCAGATGAACATCATCGACCTATTGGAAGGTCGAGACCCAGCGTGGCTTCATAGCTCGATGCAGTATGAAAAGGGTCGCCCCCAGTATGTGCTGGTGAATGTGCCACCTGAACACGCCAAGTCGATGACTACCTCGATTGATTATCCGGTCTATCGGATCTGTATGGATCCCAATGTCCGAATCATGATTGTCTCGAAGAGTCAACAAAAGGCAACAGAATTTATCTACGCCATCAAGCAAAGACTTACCCACCCATCGTGGCAAAAGTTGCAACTAGCCTATGCGGCTGGTTCTGGCTTTAAGTCTAAGTCTGCTACATGGCAAGCAACACAGGTCTATCTTGGAGATGAACTCCGTGACTCAGACCAGAAAGACCCAACTATCCAAGCCATTGGTATCGGTGGGCAGGTATATGGTGCGAGAGCAGACCTGATAATCCTCGATGACTGCGTAACTATGAGTAACGCTCACGAGTATGAAA